GGCGCCGGCGACGGAGCGCGACACCTTGCCGACGAGCCCGCGCAGCCAGGGCATGGTGCCGTAGGCGTTCAGCAGCGCTTCCGTGCCCCGATTCGACTGCGTGCCGCGCATGAACTTGAGCAGGAAGGCGCCGCGCATGCCGGGGATGGCGAGCTTCGCGAGCCCCGAGGTCGCCGTCTCGCCTTCGGCGCGCACGAGCTCCGCGAGCGCGGCCAGGAGCGCCGGGTCGGGGCGAGCCGCCCGGACCGGCACGAGCGCACGCACGCGATCGAGTAGTGCCACCGGGCCCCCTGGCAGACCGCGCGCGCGCACGCCGGTTGGTGTAGAAAAGCCCCCCTAGTAGCCTTCCGCGATTCGGGTGAGACGCGCGCGGCCGGTCGCCATCCTAGCACGCCTCGCTAGAGGTAGACGTACTCCCGAGCCGCGTCGCCGCCGGGGCGCCGGCGCCCGGTCGTGACGTGCCGAGTCCAGCCGGTCGGCTCGGGCTCCTGGGTCGGGTCCCAGCGCATGAGCTCGGCGACCGCCGAGCCGACGTCGTCGTATCACCACTGGTCGTCGACGCCGTCGACGTCGCCGAGCACGAGGCGCGCGCGCCCGAAGAAGAGCGCCCCGACGGCGACCAGGCGCCCGTCCGGGAGAGCGCGCTGGGCGAGATAGCCGGGGATCACGACGGATCGGTCCGGCGCACGAGCCCGGCGCGCGTCGTGCAGCCGCGGACACATTCGAGCGCCAGGAAGCCGGTCAGACGGTGGGTGCCGGACGGACCGTCGCGCATCGGATACTCGACGACGCGCCAGTCGTGCCCGCGCCATAGGCAGAGAAGGTCCAGGCGCAGGCGCCCGAGCGCGTAGCGCCAGCGCAGGAGTCGCCGGCGCGCGGGACGCCAGCCGACCGCCTGACGGAACCCGCTGTCCTCGCACGGCACCAGCTCGAGGCTACGGCTGCCTAGACGTTCACGGATCGCCTCGACGTCTCGCGCGCTCACGCGTCGACCCTCACGGCCGCTCGGCCGGAGACGAGCGTGCGCCGCGTACCCGGCCGGGTCCGGCCGCGGGCGCCGAGCGTCACGACTTCGACGGGCTCGGCCATGATCGCCTGCACCGTGCGCACGGCGTCGACCCGGCGTTTCCAGCCTTCGCCGCTCGCCAGGATGCGCCCGTTCGTCGCGTAGCGTCGGACTCGCCAGCCGGTCGGAGTGCGTCGGAGCGTCCAGCAGGGGCAGGAGTAGCGCTCGCTGTGGTCGATAAGCGGCACCGGCTCGGCGACCCGGAGCATCGCCTGCTCGGCGTCGACCGCGCGGTGGTACAGCTCGCCTTGCACTAGCACGCGCGTGTTTGCCGCGCGCCGTCGCCAACCCCAGCGCTTCTCGCGTGCGCCCGGCGCGCCGACCTGCGCCGTCGGATAGAGCTCGAAGCGAGATTTCATGGAGTGCAGACTTGGCACATGCGCAGGTCGCAGCAGGGCAGCGGCGGGAGCGTCGTCGTCGTCGGGATCGGCAGCGTGGTAGTAGTCGTGGTGGTTGTGGGGGTCGGAGTGGGCCCTACACCCCTCGGATGCGTCCAGTCCATGAAGGCGATGTTCTTCCCCGGCGCGCAGGGGATCGGCGCGGGAAAAGTCGTCCCGTAGGCACGGTTGATCACGTGCGGGAGGCATGTGTTGTCGCCGTCCGCGGGGTAATGCGCTTGCTCGTGCAGCCACTTGAACGCGCGCAGGAGCGCTCGATCCTGCCACTGCCACACGTCGGGGTAGCCCCCGCGCTCGAGGAGCGCGGCCTGCACGACGACGCCCTGGAGCGCGCCGTACACGTAGTTGGCTTTGGGCGGGGGCCAGGAGAAGCCCCCCGACCGGCGCTGGTCATCCGGGAGCACCCCGTCGACGGAGTGCCCCTGGATGAGCGCGCCGAGCGGGTTGACGCCCACGGGCAGCGTGCGGTTCGCCTGCCAGGAGAGGTCGCCGAAGTCGAAGCCGCCGTACGCCGAGCGCGCGCCGAGCCAGCCCTTGAACACCGTGGCCGCGCGCGCCAGGTCGGTCGCGTCGCCGAGATAGAGCGCGGCCGCGATCCGGCTCGCGCCGGCGTGCGTGCCCCAGTTGTTGGGCCGCTTCTCGTGCGTCGAGATCAGGGTGTTCCCGTCGAGCGTTTCGCGTCGCACCGCGGAGAGCCACGAGCGATACGTGACCTCGTCGGGGTCGGGCAGGTCGACGAGATCCGCGGCGAGCACGTACGCCGCCAGCTCTCGGCCGAGCGCGAGCGTGCGGCCGCCGTTCTCCGTCCCCATCGACGCGAGACACGCCGTCACCACCTGCGCGCGCAGGGCCGCGTTGCCGGTGCGCATGGCGACGAGCGCCTTGGCGAGCACGCGCACGTTGGTCGGGTCGTCCTGATTCGAGAGCTTCGGCGACGCGGTCGACTCCTGCGCCGCGGCGAGGAGCGCCGTCCACGCCGGGCCCGACGTGGGGAGCGTCGCGAGGCGAGCCGGGTCGATCCAGAGCCCGGCCGCGTGCGCGCGAACGGCGCCGCAGACGAACAGCCCGAGCACGAGAAGAGTGACGCTTTTCCGGGTCATGTGAGCCCCCTGGGTTTACGTCGTCGCGGCTCGCAGAATTCCGAGCGCGACGACTACGGTCACGGTAACGCACGTCATCGTCACGAGCCAGATTCCGACCCACTCCGCGCGCGTCACGACGCGCCTCGGCGCACGACGACGTGCCCCAGGCTCTGCCCTGGCCCAGCGTGCGCCGACGTCCAGGTCGGGTCGCGTCCGCCGTCCGGCCCGAGCCAGGGCTGGAGCCCCTCGCGCGTCGACGGGAGCGGGTGCTCGCCGTAGAGCCCGTCGAGGTTGAAGACCCGGAGCACGGCGAGCGCCGTCTGGAGCTGGTAGTCGGTAATCTCGCGTCGCCAGCCCGAGATGCGCGTGAGCGAGAGCACGCGCGCGCCGCGCGTCGTCGCCGAGTCGCGCCCGACGCGGGCGAGTACGCGGTCGAGGTCCGCGCCGCGCCCGAGCCAGTCTAGCAAGCTCGCGAGCGCGTACTCTGGGCTCCACAAGAGTTGTTCGTAGCAGAGCACGTAGGCGCCCTGGCGCACCTCGCGCAAGGCGACGCGCGTCTCCACGCACCAGAGCCCGAGCGCGCGCTCGAAGAGCGAGCCGCGCGCGAGCCGGCTGAGCACGTCGAGCTGCTCGGCGGTCAGGTGCGCCGCGCAGAGATCCGGCTGGACGAGCAGCTCGTCGAGTCGCCCGCGCCACCCTTCGCGCACGAACGACGCGGCGACCGCGCACGGGTGTCGGAGCAAGAGCACGAGCGGCATCCCTGGGAAGTTGTGCTGGAGCCAACCCAAGAGCAGATTCGCCCGGATCTCTTTGACGAGCCGTCCGTCGGCGAAGAGCCGCCGGTTGAAGCGCTCCGTCCACCGACTGCGCACGCGGCCCGTTAGCACGGCGCGCATCGCCAAGAAGTGTTCGGGATAGTCGCCGTCGGGGCGCAGGTAGAGCTTGCCGTACTCCCGGTGGAACGGCGCCGTCAGGGCCAGGTTCCGGCTCAGGGGCTCGAAGACGTAGCGTCGACGCGTACCGGCGAGCAGCAGCTCCGAGAGCCAGGTCGTGCCGCTCCGACCGGAGCCGGCGACGAAGAGCGCCGCGCGATGGTCATCGGGTTCGTCGCGCCAGACGGGCACGCCGAGCCGACGCCGTGCGGCCTGAGAGAAACGGCGAAGCGGGTTCATCGGGATCTCCCGGTCTTGAGCCAGTCGGGCGGGTCGGGCAGGCTCAGCACGACGAGCCAGAGCAGGACGTAAACGCAGAGCAGCACGATCACGGTCATCGTTCTCTCCCGGCCGAATCGTTCGGCGCCGTCGGAGAGTATCCCCGGACGCGTGCCAGGGGACAGGAAAAAACGCCGGCGCGTCCGCGTGCGCACGCACCGACCGGCGCCATCTACGCGTTCGGCCGAGGCTTGCAGCCGCCGATGTTTAGGCCGCAGTAGCAGCGCCGATGCGGTCGGGGCTCGTGGCAGGCGCGCGACTGGCAGAGCGCGCAGGCGCACTCAGGGAGATCCACCGTCTCGTCTAAGACTTCGACCCAGCCTCGTAACCGATCGGCTACCCGGCCGGTCGGCACCGCCTCGAGCTGGGCGACGAGCACGGCGCGCGCGTCCGCGCGCTCGCGTCGCGAGAAGATCATCGGGTGGCGTGCCACGGCCGTCGCCTGCGCGATTCTCATTCCTTAGCCCTTTGCTGCGCGAGCTTCGCGAGCGTTGCGTCGAGCTGCACCCGCGTGTCGAGCGCCAACACGAGCAGCCCGAGCTTGCGCGGCGGGTGCTTCTCCGTCGTCGAGTAGGTACGCAGCACGCCGAGCGCTTCGGCCCGTCCCGTCGCCGTGTGCTGGTCGGGCGCCAGCGCGATCGAGAGCGCCTGCGAGAGGGTCATAGACGTGTTGCACTCCTCCGTCGTACCGGGAGCAGCCAGCCGCGGAGACCCCGCTCCGTCGAGCGATAGGGCACCCTCCACCACCCGGAGGGTCGGAGAAAGCCCCACTCTCGGTAACGCGGACCGTGGACGAACAGGGTCCAGACGGTGCCCGGTGCGCCGACGAGCTCCAGACGATGTAGCTCGCGCGCGCGGCGCACTCGCATAGAGCCCGGTCGGAGCATGTGGCTCGTGCCGTCGTGGTGCCATTCGCGCAGCCGTCCGCGCAGCACGAGCGAGAAGTTGTCCCACGGGTGATCGTGAGGGTCATCGGCGTCCGAAGACCAGAAACGGTGCAGGAAGACGCCGCATACGCCTGGCACGCGGAACAGGAAGAACCGATCGAGATAGGGGCCCTCGACGGCGTCGCGCGCCCGACTGCCCCGCAGGTACTGAGCGCGGTCGATCCGCACTCGCGTGCCGCGTCGAGTGAGCCAGGACACCAGCGACCCATCGGTGTTCACGGCAATCCCCGTTGCGACGCCTGAGCCCGGAGCACGGCGTCGATCGCCTCGGTCAGCTTCGGGTCCTGCGCTTCGAGCCAGTCGAGCCGGGCCTGGAGCGCTTGCTCGGTGAAGCTCCCGATAGTCTGCTGGCGAGCCATGCACGCCGCTTGGACGCGCCGGTAGAGTACGACGTCCACGCGCAGCGTCGTCGTCGCGCGCGCCGTCACGGCCAGAGCACCGGCTCGCAGACGCGCGGCGCGTGCAGCGGGTGGCGCGGCGCGCCGTGGCGGGTCTTCCCGAGCGTCAGGAAGCGCACGCCCCCGAGCGCGATCGCGCAGGCGAGCAGCCACGCCTCGGCGTCCGTGCCGTGCCCGAGCGTGCCCCACGCCGCGAACATCGACGCCGTCGGTAGCCGACGTCCCACTGCGTCGGCGAGCGCGCGCCCGAGATGCAGCGCCGACCGGAGCGCATCGGCTTGCTCCGGGTCGCCGTGCGGGCCCCCGCGCAGGCCCTCGCACGCGTCGAGCACAACGCGCGGGTCGGGGCTGGTGTACGCGTAGAGATTGACGACGTGCGCGCCGCCGCAGCCGAACGCGCGCGAGAAGTGGCAGACACGCCAGAGCGTCGGATCCATGCGCGTCGCCGAGCCGACGCTCGGGTTGAACAGGACCCAGACGGCGAGCGGGAGATCCGGCTCCCAGACGCGACGCAGCCAGTAGCGCCGCGTGCCCGTCGGGTCGAATTCGGCCGTGCAGTGCCCGGGCCCGGAGCGCTTGCGAGACGACGAGCGGAAGCGATCGCGACGCCGGAGCGACTTCGGCTCGATGTTCGTCACGGCAACGGCTCACGCAGGAGCGCACCCTGGACGCGTGCGAGCGGCAAGCGCCAGCCGAGCCGGGCGAAGGCGAGGTCGACCGCGAGGCGACGCGCCGACCAGGGGAAGACGTCGTCGAGCCCGCGAGAGACGGCGCAGGCGACGACGTTCACGCCCTGGAACCGGAACACGAAGCGCCAGACGTCGGTCAGGACGTCGTGCCGCCAGCGCCCGGTATGCACCAGCGCGGCGGTGAGCTCCGTTTCGAGACTCCCCGACACGTCGGAGTCGCACGACGCCGGGGCCCGAGCCGATCCGCCGACCGACTCGGGCGAGGGGGGCCGGCCCACAGGGGCACCTCCGTGGCTTGCCGGATCTCGCGCTTTCTGCCCCGCCGTCGCTCGCGAACGCGTCATCAGTTGACTCCGCGCAGGCGCGTGTGTTCGTCGCGCTCTTCAATCTCCATCAGCAGCATCATCGTCTCTCGGATCTCCACGAGGATCGACGCGGTCGCGCGCACGCGCGTGTCGCCCTCCGAGTCGGCACCCTCCCACAACGCGGCCGCGATCGCGGCGCCGTGCGGACCCTGCGCCCCGAGCACGGCGACGTGGGCGGCGCGCGCTAACGCGGCGTCGAGCGTGCCAGCGTCGATCGCCGCGTACGCGCGACGGATCGTCGCGCGCTCGTCCGCCGTCCAGGCGCGGACGTTACGTCGTCGTGTCTCCATCGTCGTCTCCGTCGTCTCCGTCGTCGTCCGGGTCGTCGAGCACGGCATCGGCCTCGGCGTCGGTCAGGGGGCCCGCGGGCGCCTGCGGCTTCGCGGATGCGCCCGGGGGCGCGTACTCGGGCCCGTAGGTGCGGCGCGCGAGCATCACGGCGTCGACGAGCGCGCGGAACTCGCTGTCTCGCCCTTCGAGCACGCTCTCGACTTCGGCCTTGAGCGCGCGCCCGGCGAAGTCGCCGAGCGGGACGTCGATTACCGTGCAGAGCGCGCGCGCGAGCGCGAGCGTGTCGGCGTCGACGCGCACCGTGCAGGTCATCAGCACGGGCGCGTGCGCGAGCTTGCGTCGCTTGCCGGGGGGCATCGTTCTCTCCACCGCCAGCACCGGCGGCCACGTCTGGGTGTCCCGGCGTAGCTACTACTCCAGGAGACGGACCGCCGGGCCAGAGACGAGTCTACGATGCGACGCGTCTACGAAGCAAGACCCGACCGATCGGGACGCGGTGTGAGGAGCGTCGGGTCCCAGCCGACGAGTCGGATCCACTCGTGGAAGCCGCACGCGTGCGTGCAGACGACGCTCGGCTCCACGACGCCGTCGGGCCGGATGGTGTGATCGCCCATCCCCGCGGCTTCCCCGCAGCTCGGGCAGCGCATGACGACGAGCCCGCCCCACGTCATCCAGCGCCCCGGGCCGAGCTCCTCCCAGGTCGTGGCGTGCTCGTCGCGCGGGAGATCCATCGGGGGCACGGCTCCCAGCCTACACCCGGCTCACCACATGCGCACCGGCCCGCTCGTCGACGTCTGTGTCGGGGCGAACGCCATCGCCACCGTATCGCCCCGGTCGGGGCTCTCGAGCCCACGCTCCCGGGTCATCACTTCCTTCGATTCGAGCTTGACCCGGCCACGCGACTCGCGCTTGTCGAGCCGAATCGAGGCGAGCTGGGCGGCCAGGCGTTCGTCGCGCTCGGGCAGATCGACGGACCCTTCGCGCAGGCGCTCGAGGAGCACGGAGTACCACTCCGCACGCGAGTTGAAGTAGCGCTCGTCGTCGCGCGCAGGGAGCCCGCCGCGCATGCCGTAGACGCCGATCTGGGGGGAGCGCGTCAGGATCTCCCGGAGCCGGTCGACGACGCCGCCGCCGAGCCCGTCCTCGTCGATCTTGACGACGCGCGCTTCGGGCGCGACCTGGAGCGCGCGCACGCACTCCCCCGTAACCTGCATCAGATCCGACGAGCGCGCCGACCAGTGCTCGCGCATGACGCGCCCCCGACGGTGCCAGATCGTCGCCTCGTCGGGGCCGAGCCGCGCCGGGTCGCAGACTATCTCGACGGGCTCACCAGGCTCGAGGGTGCGCGCCTGCGCGGCTTCGATGAGCTCGAGGGGGATGAGCTGGTGTTCGCTCGCCTGCGGGAATTCGGCGCGCACGCGTGCGACGCAGTAGGGGTTGTCGCGGCCGTACTTGGCGTAGACGTCGGCGACCCACTGGGGGGTGACGAGCATCGGATACGGGAGGTGGTCGGTAATCCGAGTCTCCCAGGTGCCGTCGAGGATCGCGCTCTCCGTGATCCCGAACGTGGTGAAGTTGGGGGTGTCGAAGGCGCTGATGGCGAGCTTCGAGACGCCGGGTCGGCGGAACGACGTCGCGAACGCGCTCGCCGGGTCGACGGGGTTTCCGATCTCTAGCTTGCGCGCAGCGCCGCCCGAGAGCAGAGAGTCGACGGCTTCCTGGATCTGGTGGGAGACGCCCGAGGCTTCGTCGACGACGGCGAGTACGTTGTCCGAGTGCCAGCCCGAGAAGCGCTCCGGGTCGTACTCCGGCGCGGTGAACCCGATCGCGAAGCGATCGTCGGCGATCATCCACTGTTGCGTGAGCACCCGGCCCCCGAGCGGAAGGCGCGCGCGCTCGTGCGCCAGGCGGATTTCCTTCCATAAGATGCCGCGCACCTGGCGCTGTGTCGTCGCCGTCGTGACGACGAGCGCCGGCGCGTAGCTCGATAGGAACCAGCAGACGATCCGCGCGGCGATGTAGCTCTTGCCGGCGCCGTGGCAGGAGCGGACCGCCGTCTCGCGCGAGTCGCGCACGGATTCGGCGATCTCGACTTGCTTGTCCCACGGCTTGGCGCCGAGCGCGTGCTCGAAGTAGAAGCGGGGGTCGAGCCGGAAGCGCTCCAGCACAACGGCGGACTGGGTGTGCGAGTCGTGCGGCATCCGTCGGCCGAAGCGCGCCGAGAGCTTGCGCAGGATCTCCGCCTCAGAAGTCGAACGGGTCCGTATTCTCACCATCGTCCGCGGGCTCGGCGTCGGGCACCGGCGCGCGCCCGAGCGCCAGCGCGGCCAGGTCGGCGACGGAGCGCACGGAGAGCTCCGCACGGAACGGCGCACCGTCGGGCGAGGGCTGGAGCGAGAAGAGCCGCGCGATCCGCCAGCCGAGCACGTTCTCCGCGACGTACTTGAGCGCCATCGAATTCCCGCTCGTGGCGCGCACGAGCATGATCCGTCGGCACTTGTCCTTGAACTCGAAG